CACCAGTTGTTGCATCATAAACAAGTTTATTACGATACTTGTTCATAATATCACGGATATATTGTTCCGCTTTAATCTTTGGTAAGTTACCCACGTCAATATAGAAAATACGACGTTCAGGCGCACGACTTACTCGATAGATAACGATTGAATCCTCAAGCATTTTTAACATGTTAACTGGCTTAATTGCCTTGTGTAAATAACTTAGAACCAAGTTCTTAGTTGTATCAACAAGACCAGATGTGCATGAAACAACACTATCTGCGCTCAGTTTAACACCTTGTGCTGCTGAGTTTGTGATACCTTTGTCATTAAAAACATAATAATCTTTTATGTCAGTAATAACATCTGTACCAGTTTGCTTTACACGCTCTTTCTTGACTTCTTTTACTTTACGAATCTTAAGAGCATCAATATAACGAAGTTCTTTGATACCTGCTTTTGGATCTTTCTCATCAATCAATACTTGATAATGAGTTTTTCCATCAACATACCATGTTCTAAAAATGTCATGTCCCTTTTGGTGGAAACCCAAAAGAGCAAGGACATTAGTAAATTCGTCATTAAATTTTTTCTTGATATTGTCAGATAATTTGACAGAATCAAGATTAAGTTTGATTGGTGGTTGATTATCTACAACCACCAATGCTTCATTTACGATATCTTCAATCGCAGCGTCAACTTCCGTATATCCTGCGATCTCTCTATACTTTCTAATTAAATCAACATCATTCTGTATAATTGTATCCGTATTAAGGACTTGCGCATAGTATCCAGCTTGTGATGCTACTAAGGCAGAACCATCATCAACTGGTGGGTTCACCACTGATTCTAGTTGTTCATCCTTCTTACGTTTTATTTCAAAGCCAAAAAATTGCATAGTATCTCCACCAAAGCATTAATAAATTAAATCGAAATAGGTACGTTAATTCCACCAATGTTGACGTTTGTCGATGCTGAAACTAAACCACCTGTACCAGATGTACTTGTTTCTGATGTCCAGTAATTGTATTGGAAAGTTGTTGTAAACTCTTCAATTTGATTATTGGTATCAAAGTTAAGTTCAATTGCTGATAACTCTGTTGGGTATGCGTCAACAAACTTATAATGTTTAACTGGCGTACCATTACGATCTAGTTGATATACATCTAAGTCAACTTGGTAATCGCCAGGACGTAAACGACCTGTGTTATTTGCTACATCGTTAATACCATTCATCCATGATTCAAATGCATTACGTAATGCAAAGTCATTGTCATTGATGATAGTAACTGTCCAAGGTGCGAAAGTTCTTTCGCCAGCCAAGTTTACTTGACGACCACGGAAGTTAACTGGGGTGTTATCGATTGTTGATGCTGGTAGTTGTGCGCCTTTACAAACGAATTGTCCTTTTGCGCTCAACAAAGCACCACCAGCCACATATCTTGGGAATGTTAACTGAACGAAAAACTGGTTCGCTCTAGCACCACCCCCAAGTAGATTGGCTTTAAATGCGTCAATATTTGCCATTTAATTTCTCTCCTGTTTATTGTTTATTTAGGGGTTATCCACCGATCTCATCAAACGAAACGCTTGTTCTAGCAGCAACAAAATTAAGAGTAATAAAGTTGATAGAACGAGCAGGTTTGATATAGATGTCAGCAACGAACTGATTGGTATCGATAATCTGACCAGTGTTGTTTGATTCATCACAAACAACTTTATAGTCATAGATACCACGGCGACCTTGAACATCACGTAGGAATGGCTCTACTAAGTTGCGGAATTGAGCACGAGTGAAACCATCGTTGAATTCGAACAACTGGAATTTAGCAGCTGTAGAGATTGACTTCTCAAGAATAATAAACAAGCGACGCACGTTGATACGATCAAAAGCGGATGGCTTAGATTGTAGAGTTTTGTCACCAAACAACACAGTACCTTGTCCTGGGAATGTAGTTACTGGGTTGATACCATTCTTGTAAAGTGTATCACGTTCTGCTTGACTTGGATTGTAAGAAAGTTTAACAACATTCTTAATTACACCACGATTATAACCACCTGGAGAGAACCATGGGTCAGCAGTAAAGTCAGTACGAGCACATAGACCAGCTACGTCACCATTCAATGGTACATAGATGTATTTGTCATTATACTTATCGTACATATATTTGTAACCAGAGTCCATAGAAGCATATGAACTTGATGTGTTAACAGCATTTGAAGATGCAGTTCTGTAGCTGATCAAATTGTTAAACAATGTTGAAGTAGTACAGATTGTTAATGAAGAACCATCGTCCTTAGCAGCTGATACGAATGCGATACAATCTTTACGAACCTCAGCAACGCTTTGGATTACATAGTTAGCAACAACTGATTCAACTTCACCAGTAGCAATTAAACCGATGTCGATATTTTCTGTGTTAGTGAACAAACCGAAAGCAGTTTGTAAACCAGATTTGATAGCTGCATCATGTGCTTTAGAAGAAACTGTATATCCGTCAACACCTTTACCGTTTGTCATAATAGCAAGAGCACCTGTTGACTCTGTCAAACTATAACCAAGGTATGTTGTATATGGACGCTTAAATGTCTTAAACACTGTATTAGAACCCATACCAAGAGCATTAATGCTAACACCAAAAGCAGCAGCAGAAGATGTATTTTGATATGTAGTTGAAACAACTGCATCTAATTGTTGCATCAACCAAGCGTAATCAGAATTACGATTTAGTTGAGTTTTGTAGTAGTTAATTGTACCATCGTTTAACACAGCATCAGATGCTTTAGAAACAGCAGTAAATTTCTCTAGTATTTGTCCTTGAACACCAGTAAAGTAACCAAGACGATCAACAACAACAATGTGCATTTCATCTTTAGCAGAAGAATAACCATTGTTAGATAGGTATGTTGATGTTGCTGGAGCTGTTACGAATGAATCATAGTATTCCCACTTGAACACGATTGACACGATACCAGAAGCAATCGCTGGGTTAGATGTTAGAGTAGCAGCTGATGCGCTAGTGATAGAAGCAATAGCAGATGTACCCAACAGAGTACCAGTACCTGCAGAACCTGACCAGAACTGAACTACTGTACCAACAGCAGCTTGAGTAGTTAGAGCACCACCAGTGATTGACAATGCTGTTGAGTTTTGTGTAGCAGCAATAGTACCTGTAGCTGTTTGGCTGAACGAATCAGCATCAGCAACAGAAATCTTCAATGAGTTACCCATTGAACCTGGATACTTAGCAATTGTTGACACTGTTGTTGCTGAATAACTTGCGTAGTTAGCAACATAGTCATCTGAACTCTTAACTGTAACTGCAGTAACATCTTCAGACTGAGCATTAAACGCAGTCGGAACACCAGATGAGTATGGCAAAGCACGAACAACTACCATATTGCTTGAATATGATAGGAAGTTTGCTGCAGTAAAGAATGAGCGAGCAATAAAATCATTAACACCTACTGGTTTACCAAATGTAGATGCTAAATCTGCTTCAGATCCTAATGTTAGTGCTTGTTCGGCAGGTCCCCAGCGGAAAAATCCAGCTGTTGCGCCTACAGAGGCAGCGATTTGAGGAATTACCAGAGAGAGATCTTTCTCTACAACTGATATTCCTGGAGAAACTTGAAATGGCATGGCTATATCTCCTTGATACGATTATTTGTCGTTGTTAAACAACCCTATGTTTCATCTTTTTATTTAGTAATTTGGTGATTTCAGAAGTTTTGAATCACTTCTTCTGGTCTTCCATCATCAATAAACCCAAATGGAGTCAATTCTTCTTCAATCGCTTTCATTTGTTTTTCGTACATACTCTTTCTCAGATTAACATCTTTAATGCTTAAATCTTTGTAATACGTATTTGTTGTCAACCAACCAAATAACAACAATGGCATAACCAAGTCATCGTGATACTCATCATCGGCTTCGTAGGATCCCTTTTTCTCAATAAATGTTGATATTTCAGAAATTGTATCGATATCGTTTACAATCAATTTATTTTCTTCAACCATACTCTTAAAATTGTGGCAACCGATGCGTTTTACACGCTTATCTGTATTTACCCCAAACTGAACCTTACCTCCACCAAAACCACCTGAGACAACTTGACCCATGGTAGTTCTATTTACGAAAATTATATTTTCATACATTAGTTCATCGTGCAAGATGTAAGCAACCTGTTCGCTAATGTTAATTTCAATTAATACATATGCATCATTATAGTCTGTCGCAATCTTATGTATTACGTTAGGATACAACAGAGGACTTATCTTATTGTTTCTATACTTACCAACCATTTTATAAGGCAACTCTGTCATGTCAACAATCACAAATGCAGAGTAGTCACCACCAACACCTTTAGCGATGTCAGCAATAATACAGTACTGGTGTCCTTTCTTAGGATACTCAGTTAAAT